GCAAGAAGATCTCCGGAATCATGCCCTGCACGGTCATCCGTCCTGGTGACATGGCAGATTGCATCCTCGACCGTGACAAGCACCCGGAATGGAATGGAGAGCGCACCCGCTTGGTCGATGCCTTCCCGACCAACGAAAAGCTCTGGGAACAATACGCCACCATCCGTGCGGACTGCCTGCGGGCCAAGGGCACCATCGAGGACGCCACGGCGTTCTATCGCGACAACCAGACGGCCATGGATGCCGGGGCCATCGTGGTCTGGCCCGAGCGTTTCAACCACGACGAGGCATCGGCCATCCAACATGCGATGAATCTGAAACTCCAGGACGAAGTCGCGTTCTGGGCGGAATACCAGAATGAACCATTGCCGCAAGACCTGGGCACTGAGGAACAACTCACCGCCGATGATCTGGTGGCCCGCCTCAACGGTCTGCCGCGTGGGCGATCGCCTATCGGGGTCAACCACCTCACCGCTTTCGTCGATGTCCAGGGCAAGTTGCTCTATTGGGCGGTCTGTGGTTGGGCCGATGACTTCACTGGATACGTGCTTGACTATGGCACCGAACCAGACCAGCGGCGCCGATACTTCGCGCTGCGTGATGCCAACCCAACCCTCCAATCGGTGGCACCTGGCACTGGCTTGGAGGCATCCATCCTCGCCGGCCTGGGTCGCCTGGCCGACCGCCTGCTCGACCAGGCGTGGCTGCGTGAGGATGGGGCAGAACTGCACATCGAGCGGCTGCTCATCGATGCCAATTGGAGCAGTTCAACCGAGGTGGTGTATCAGTTCTGCCGCAGCCATCGGCATGCCGGCATCCTGCTGCCCAGCCACGGCCGCTATGTCGGTGCCTCGTCTCTGCCGTTCTCCGACTACAAACGCAAGCGGGGTGACCGTACCGGTCTCAACTGGCGCCTGCCCTCGGTCATCGGCAAACGGGCGATCCGGCACATCGTCTATGACGCCAACTTCTGGAAGTCCTTCATCCATGCCCGTCTGGCCATCGCCCTGGGCGATCGGGGTGGCCTGAGCCTGTTTGGCAAGGACCCGCACGTCCATCGCCTGTTCGCCGAGCACTGCACGGCTGAATACCGGGTGAAGACCGAAGGACGAGGACGGAGCGTCGACGAGTGGAAGCTGCGGCCTGAGGCCAGCGACAACCATTGGTGGGATGGCCTGGTGGGGTGTGCTGTCGGGGCCTCGCTCCTGGGCTTGGATCTCATGCCCAACGCCCTATCCGGCGGCTCGAAGACCCCACAACGGCTGCGGCTGTCCTCGCTGCAACGTCGCTGATCGGGGTCCCTTTCCGAAATGTGATGAAATAAGTCCGGGAGCGGGACCCCTCGGCGGGGAATAACCTATAGGGAGGCAACGGCATTCAGCCGGCCTTCCCCAGGGAGAGCCCCCCGTGCCCGACCCCACCCCGCTGGAACAGACCATCGCCGAGAACGCCGCCGGGCCCAAGAAGGCCCAGGGCGACGCCGGTTCGTTGGAGCAGCACAGCCTGCAGGACCAGATCGCGGCCGACCGCTATCTGGCCTCGAAGGCGGCAGTGCAGCGGCACGGCAAGGGCATCCGGCTGACCAAGATCGTCCCCCCGGGGGCGGCATGCGGCTGATCCAACGGATCATGAAGGGCCTGCGGGCCTACGGCACAGATGTCGCGCATGCACCCCGGGGGCGGCGAGTTGTCCAGGCCCGCTACGACGCGGCGCAGACGGGGGATGACAACCGCCGTCATTGGGCGATGGCTGACGGCCTGACCGCCGATCAGGCCAACAGCCCGGCGGTGCGGCGGACCATCCGCAACCGTGCCCGCTACGAGGTGGCCAACAACGGCTTCGCCGCCGGGATCTGCCAGACCCTTGCCAACGACACCGTCGGAACCGGGCCGCGCCTGCAGTTGACCGGGATTGCCGGTCCCGAGGCGCGTCTGGTCGAACGCCTCTTCGCCGAATGGTCTGACGCCATCGATCTGGCCGAGAAGCTGCGGATGATGCGCTACGCCCGGGCGGTGGACGGCGAGGTCTTCGGCCTCATCCACACCAATGCCGTCCTGCCCTTCCCGGTGCAACTCGACGTGCGGCCCATTGAGGCAGACCTCATCGCCACGCCGGGGATCATCGCGCCGACCGTGGATGCGGTGGATGGAATTCTGCTCACCCCTGATGGCGTGCCGCGTGCCTACCACTTGCTGCGGACGCGCCCCGGCGACCTGCCCGGCTTCGCCTGGAAGGCCGACGAGATCCCGGCTGCCGATATGGTGCATGCCTTGGTGCCGACCCGTCCAGGCCAGCACCGGGCGGTGTCGGAGTTCACCCCCACCCTGCACATCTTCGCCATGCTGCGCCGTTATACCCAGGCGGTGCTGGCGGCGGCCGAGACGGCAGCCGACTTCGCGGCGGTGCTCTACACTGATGCCCCGGCCAATGGCGAGGCCGACGCGGTGGAACCCATGGACCGCCTGGAGATCGCCAAGCGGATGATGACGACCATGCCGGCCGGCTGGAAGATGGAGCAGTTCCGGCCCGAGCAGCCAACTTCCAACCATGAGCAATTCTTGCACGCCAACCTCACCGAGGGTGCCCGACCCTGGTCCATGCCACTCATCATCGCGTTGGGGAATTCATCGGGGGCCAACTACGCCTCGGGCCGCCTCGACCATCAGGTCTACTACAAGGCCCTCAAGGTAGACCAGGCGCGCTGGGTTCGGCAGGTACTCAACCGGGTCTTCGCTGCCTGGGTGCATGAGGCCATTCTGGTCGAGGGCTTCCTGCCGCAGCGCATGCGCACGGTGGCCACCGACTGGGCGCACCAATGGTTCTGGGACGGCCACGAGCACGTCGATCCGCAGAAGGAAGCCAATGCCCAGGCCACCCGGCTGGCCAGCCGCACCACCACCTTGGCCGATGAATACGCCAGGAAAGGCCAGGATTGGGAGGTTCAACTCCGGCAACTGGCCCGCGAGCAAGCGGTGATGCGGGAACTGGGATTGGCCACCGTCGCCGCGCCGGCCCCTGCACCGAAACCCGACCCAACATCCGACCCCGTCCCTTCGCCCGATTCCGGAGAGGAGAGCGAATGACTACGTCGTCCGCCGCGCCACCGCCCACCCCGACGCTCCTGGCCTTCGCCTGTGCCCCGCAGTGGCTGGAAGCCACTGCTGGTCCAGCACCGGCCGAGGGTCAACCGGCCAAGCCGACCCTGCCGCGCTTCTCGATGGTGGCCTACACCGGCGGCCCTATGCGTCTGGCTGGCTGGCGGCATCCGGTGGTGGTGGATCTGGCCGGCCTGCGCATCCCCACCCAGAACCGGCCCATCCGCCTGGGGCACGATGCAGCCCTGGGCATTGGCCACACTGACGGCATCCACGTCGAGGCCGGCCGACTGGTGGCCTCCGGCGTGGTCAGCCGCGACACCGCTGCCGCCCGCGAGATTGTCGTCTCGTCCCGCAACGGCTTCCCCTGGCAGGCCTCCATCGGTGCCAGCGTGCAAGAGCACGAGTTCGTGCGCGAGGGTCAGACTGTGCATGTGAATGGCCAGATCTTCCAGGGCCCGCTCAACGTCGTGCGCGGTGCCTCCCTGGGCGAGATCAGCTTCGTCGACCTCGGCGCCGACGGCAACACCAGCGCCGCCATCACCGCTTCCACCCACAACCCTTCGTCTCCCGGAGTCCAACCCATGACCACCCCCGTCACCGCTGCTCCGACCGCCTCCGCGCTCGCTCCGACCGAGCCGGCACCGGTCGCCGCCGCTGCCTCCACCTCGGCCGCTGCTGCGCCGGCCCCGACGGTCCAGGCCACTGCCACGCCCGATCCCGTCGCCGCGCTACGCAGTGCCCTGGCCGCCGAGACGGAGCGCGTTGCCGCCATCCGTGCCCTGGCTGTGGGCCATCCGGCCATTGAGGCCAAGGCCATCAAGGAAGGCTGGGACACCACCCGCACCGAGTTGGAGGTACTGCGCGCCAGCCGGCCGCAGGCCCCGGCGGTGCATGTGCGCGACACCACCCTGACCGCCGAGGTCCTGGAGGCGGCCTGCGTGCAGGCCGGGCGCCACGATCGCCCCGAGACGGTCTGCGAGCCCAAGGCGCTGGAGGCGGCGCACCGGATGTTCAAGGGCCGCTTCAGCCTGCAGCGTCTGCTGCTGG